AGGTATCCCAAGTTTAACTAATGTTATATTTTTAGAGTTTGTATCAGAATATCTTCTCCCATTAATAGGTAGTTTACATTTAGATGGATTGTCTATAGATAATCTTTGGTTAAGAATAGGATTAATGTTTATATAAATTCTACCGTCTATTCTTGTACCCTCCCATACTTCATTTACCCATTTCCATTCTAATTCTGCTCCTTGTTCTTTTAATTCTTTAGGCATTCTAAATCCATCATCAACTTCTACTTCTTCAATGCTTCCAGTCTCTTGATCTAAATAAGTTAAAAATCCTATTCTTTTTCTAGACTTCCAATATACATTTACAACTTCAATTAATCTATTTCTAAATGCATTTGTATCTTTATTTGCTGAATTAGCATATAAAAAAGAAATATCACCTTCAGAATGTTTTGGCTCTTCAAGTTCTAGTATTTGTTGTTCTGATAAACTATCATAATATGCATCAATAACTGTAGATGCATGTACATACTTTCTAACTAATGCCCAATCACCATCTTCTACAAATTCTAAATCTGGATCAAGATCATAATCTACATCTAAAGGATTTAATACTGAATAATATGGTTCTCCGTTTCTTACACCTCTTTGTGTATATGCTTCACCAGTTACTAAATAATGAAACCAAGCTTTTTGTATTTTATCATAAACTTCTTGCTCTTGCATAACATAGTTTAAAGTTTTTTGCCCTAATATAGCTCTATTGTCTACATAAGAACTTTCAAACATGTCTGCAATATGTTTAGGAGTTGGTATCTCTTCCATATTAGCACCTATATCTACTCCTTGTGCTTGTACTTGTTGTAAAAAGCTTTGCCTTAAATTTTGTGCTATTGCTTCAGACTTTTCCATTTCTTTTAAAGTAAGGGCGTCTGAGTTTTGTACTGTAACAGTATAATTGAGAGGTCTTTTTGATTTTTCCCCTAGAAGAAGGTCAATTATGGGTTTAATAATGGGGTAGTTACGCATTTCAGAAGGGAAGTTCTTACGAGCTTTGCCGTAAGGCTTTAATACGTAATTATAATCTGCCTCATCAATTACACCGTTATAGTAATCATATAATATCTTAAGGTCGTTCTTTTGTTTAGAATGTGTTTGACCTGAATTAGAAAGGTCTATAAATGCCTCCACACATTCTTCTCCCCATTTCTTATTTTTCTTGTTAATCGAGAGTTTTTGTCTCGGTATTTTATCGTATCCCATAATTTACAAATTTACCTATTTTTTTCTTCTGTTTTAGCCTCAATACTAATTACTGTACTAGTATTATAGATATACCACTATAAGTAATTACAAATATCATAAAGACTATACTTTAAAGTTAGTTCTTCCCCTGCTTCTATCTTACGTAATGTTTTTATTACTTTGTAATGATAGTCTTCATCTTTATCTAGTAATTCACAATTTGCATTTTCGTTATGATTAATAAATCCTCCTAATGGAGTTCTAATATAATTGTGTTGAAAGTTTGGATCGTAAATATGTGTAACACCTATAACTACCTCTCCCGGAATATCTTCTTTTGCTAGGATCCCTGCTCCATGTATATTTGATGGTCCAATCGCCAAGTATTCTGGTAGAGGGTTATAAGGTTCACAATCTTTTTTTCTATTCATATTAATAATAATTTTGTTCAAACCATTTATCTGTAGCTCTGTCTTCTAATATATCTTTAACTTCTGCATTATACAATTCTCTTGTGTGATACATACCAATCATTAGTGACATTACGCGGTCAAAGTTACCTTTATGATTAAATTTAATTAGTTCTGTCAATAAAGCAGGATCATATATCTTATGTAAATTTAATAATTTTTTTCCTGACTGGTCTGTACTCCTAACTGTGTTTAGCCAATCTCTTATATATATCTCACCTTGACGCTTCCTTGCTTCTGTCATATGCATACCATATTGACGTTTTACGTTCTTACTCCTTAGTTCTTTTTTATCTAACATCTCAAATTCTTCTTGTAACTTATGCATTTTTCTAAATCTTTTAGCATAAGCTATTACTTCTCCTCTATCATTCTCAAATCCTATCTTACACCCATAATAATCTGCTAACATAAACAAATTTCTGTTATAATCGTCTTGTGTATGGGGTCTTCCTACATATGATGCTACAATTATATCATCTGGTTGTGATAAATTGTTAGGTCTTTTTAATACATATGCTGATCCTAAAGATGTGCTATCTGCTGATTGATTTTGACCATAAGGGTCATGACATATTACATATAAATTTACTGGAACTTGTTGTGCCTCGTTTTTATAAGGTGATTCATATATTACAACTGCTCCTGTTTTATCATCATCTTTTCTATGTGGAAATTTAGTTATAGGTTTTAGATCTCCATCTATTTTAAACTTAACTTCTCCTTTTTCATTGTGGTAAAACCTTCCTGCTGTACCTATTGCTTGTAAATTTCTTGCTTTTACATTATTATACTGTTCTTGTAAAGATGCTATGTCAAATAAATTAGCTGTTATTTGTAATGTAGCTTCTTGAGGTGAAAAAGGGTGCTCAGCTATATATTGGTCTAAAGATTTTGCATCTGCAGCACCTTTTTTCTTTTCCCTCATTGTTTCTTCGTATTCTATAGCTTGTTGCTCTTTAGAATTACCGTTATCATCTATAAATCCATCTAAATTTTTTTGTATTGGAATAAAATACCCACATCTTGTTCCTATTGCTCCTTCATCCCACACATTTTCATAATCCATACAATCATATGCTGCTGGGTTATAAAATATTTCTTCCATAGCTTCAAAATCAGATCCTTCTGTACCACCTGTACCAAAAGCTACCATCATTCCTAATGTTTTAGCACCTTGTCTCATTGTTGGCATTGTTACTTCCCATGCTTTTAACAATCCAGGAAAAGATCCTGCTTCTTCAAAAAATACTAGCTCACCTGCTTTACCCCTTACTTTATCTGGATTATCTTTTAGAGATACACCTATAATTTGAGATTTCATACCCATTTCTATCTCCATTCCATTTACTTTCTTTTTATATCCAGACATTTTATGCATTTCTCTGTCCCTTAATCTTGGCTGTGCCCATGCAGTATGGTCATCTATAAAAGATAAAAACTCCCAAGCTTTTGAGAGTAGTCCATCACCAATTAAAAATTCTTTAGAAGACGCAAATACAAAGTTTTTACTATTTCTAACAAAAAAGTAATTTCTAGCAAGCATAGATCCAGCTTTGTAAGAGTATCCCTTACGTCTTGCTTTTAAAACTATCATATGTTTATTCTGTGACCTAGCTTTGTCTATTTCATGGAAATATTCATAATCTCCATCATAAAATCTAGGAAATGTACGCTCACGCCTAGCTTGTATAGTACCATCTGGCATTATCTCATCTACAGCTCTATCAATAGGGCAATAATTTAAATAAAAATAATGAAATCCTGTAATATGTAGTTCATCTACTTTATATCCATACATACATCGTTTTTGCTCTTCATCCCAAAACTCATAATACTCTCTAGTTCCTGGAAGTGCAGATGTATAGTGCCCGCTTGCTATAAATTTAACGGCGGCAGGTCTGACTCTGTCTGTGTCTTTAAGCATTTACGTTTTATTTTAACTAATTCTGAACATTTTTCGTATTCTTCTGTACTTGTAAAATATTCTATTACAATATCTATTATATCTGGAGTTCTACCGTCATCCATGATAGGATCAAAAGGTAAAGGAAAGCGGTCTATGCTATCACTCTCTAAATCATAATAAATATCATCAATAGTCTTTTTCTTAGTTATTATCATATAAGCATTTTGCATTGCTTCATTGTAAAGCTCTAGATCTTCTAAATAATCCATTACATACTATATTTATTTACTTCAATTCCACCTCTATTTGTATTAGCAGCTTGTTCTTCTTTTTTAACTATTTCTTCTAAATTTCTAAGACCGTCTACTACTTTTCCCATTTTTTCTAAATTATTAATTAAATCTTTTGCATGAAAAATTGGTCTTCCATTATCATCTATTAAAGTTAAGTCTATATCTCTAAAGTATTTTTCTAATTTTATTACAGATTCTCTTGCAGCTCTTAATAATCTAACTGCAGATGTTTCTATTAATTTATCATACTTTTTACACGCTGCTAACACTTTAGAGTTAGGTGTAAACTTACTATCTGCTCCAAATATACTATTTTTTACTTCAATTACACGTTGTTCCCATTCATATACAGAAAAAGGTGATTTATGAT